TGTGAAATTATCCATTATTTGCACTTTCCCTGCAAGTCACTGATCTTTTTCTCTATATCGGCCAGCCTTNCATCTATTACCCTATGCTGGGAAACATTTATATCAATGCGCGGAGTGTTCCTACTGATCCTCACTTCTTGATAACCATCCCAACAAATTACTGTCAATAGGATTAGTGAAAAGATTATGACAAATACATTTTTAGATATTAGTCTGCTCTTAAGTTCTCTGCCCATTTATCCGCCCTTCTTACTCTTCTTTTTTATCTCGCCCACCAGATCATTATAAATTTGCTTGAGACCTATTATCTGTGTATCCTTCTTGTCAAGCCATTCAGTAGATATTCTTAATGCATACTCAAGTTTTTGCTCTTTGGAAATACCGATTCTTCTGCCAATATAAACTCCTACTATGAATACGACTATTCCGAGCAATACAATATACTAAATCTGCACGAATCACCACCTTTCATACACACTTCTACATCAGGCTCAGCCTTCTCTCCATTCCTTCCCGCTCACCGACATGGAACAGGTCTATACCATCCCGCCTTTGGATCTTCATCAACTCCCTGTAGAACACGAGCTCGTAGTCTTCGCTGTCCATGACCGTGCCGTACTCCTCGAATATGGACAGAGCAACCTCTGACCGAAGGAGCTGCTTCTCCCCTCTGGAAAGAAAAATGGTGTGAGGAGTTTTTAGCTCCCCACACCTTACGGCAGGGGAGGAAGAGAGCACTGCTGCATTATCTCCTCCGCCGTTTAGTAACATTTACGTGTTCTGCGCATTGGCATGGAATATCTGCTGGCGCACGATGGTTGACCTGCCCAGTGTTGAGTCGTACACGAGGAACGCCTCAAGCTGTATGGCAAGCACTATGTTCTGCTTGATCTTGTTCAGGGCCGGATTGTACTCGGACGTCATGATGCACTGCGGCAGGTGGTTGATGATCTGAGTGCCGTCCTTGGAGTCGAACACACACGCGGCCTGAAGGTTCACAAGCTCGCCGTTGTCACCCCATGACGTGAGAGACCACAGCACGTTCTTTACAAGATCACTCGCTATGGGAGCGGTCGAGAGCGGATCGAATGTAAGTATGTTCCCGTTAATGGCCGTTATGACCGTAGTGTTCGGGGTGGACGCTATGCTCCCAGACTGGGCGATCGCAATGACGTCCTTGACAGCGAACTTAGTTCCGTCTGCAACAGTCACGGTGCTCTTCGTGGGAGTACCGCTCACGACATCCGATGCCGTTCCGAACGTATGGGCTATCGGGGGCCTGCCCAAAACCTCCCAAAGGTTCATGAAGCTCCACTCATTGAGTACCCCTTTTGCCACACCACTAAGACCAACTCTTTCCATATACTTCGGAGCCTCAGGTATGCCGTCCATTATCCTGAACAGCTCCTGCGTGCCCGTGACCTCAAGGTTGTGCTCGTTCAGCGACCCGAGGTTCCTCCATCCAGCAGGCGGGTTCGTGATGTCCGTGATCTTGCTCGTAATCGCCGGGGTTCCCATGGCCGCGAGCAAAAGCCTCTGCCCGCCTATTCGTATGTTCTTTTGTTCGAGGGAGCCGTCAAATGCACGAGGACTCATAATTTTATCCTCCTCTTAATTTTGTTGTTCATCTTTTAATCCTCCTTTAAGTTTATCTATTTTTTGAATCCCCAATTTTCTAATTAAAAAAGCACTGTATCAACAAAGTGAGATTTTTGTGCTCATACGCCTCGCTGGGGATGTTCTTGAACGACAACCCCTCAAGGTTCTGCCATGTGACATACCCTCTCTCCGGATGCCATACGCCTCTGTTCGCTAACCCCACCGTCCTTATGAACACACCCTTGGTGGCAGTCGTCCCATGTTTCAGAGCCGCGAACACCGCCTCCTGCCACCTCTCGATAGCTATCCTCTCAGGCTTGATTATCTCGCCGGCAACATTCGGCTTCAGATCGCCCACGTAGATGTCCAGCGACACCATCGTGTCCCAGACTGCATTCTCGATCACCGAGACGTCGGACAGATACCGGATGTTCAGCGCGTTCACCTCCAATAGCTGCTGAGGGGTCTCGAACGTCTTGACCGGCAATACTGTGCCGCTTGCCGGATCCTTCATGTTCTCCTCCATCCACACCGTGAATGTGTCCCTTGCGATAGTAAAAGGCTGTGACACGTTAGTTATACACTCCTATATACCTATTGTGAGCTTGTAGGACGCTGTTTAAGACTCTTTCAAGCCTAAGATAGGGAAATATAAGGGGTAAGAGATTAAAAGCCTTAAAACAGCGTTTAAATTCGTTCATCTTTTCTTCCCCTTAAACTTTATCCTCTTCAGCCCCTCCTGCACTCTTGCGACCGATTTCCTGAACGGAGCGAATGCCTGCATGAATTTTGTCCCAAATTCGAGGAACACGGCGTAGAATATGTTGTCCTCTGGATTCGTCCCACACTCTATATGAAGGTCCTCGTACGCAACTGTCATTATCGACCTCCTGAACGCTCCTGTCTTTATCAGTCCCTGCTCGTCTATCTCAGCTATCACGGAGTCGTGTATCAGAGGAACCATCTGCTCCTCGTTCCACGGTACCAGAACCTTCTCCCTTGTGATGTCGTAAAGCTCCTCGGCAGAAGGCAGTTTGATGTTGCTCTGCATCTACCCCTCCACATGACGGCGCATTAGTATTTTCCACTGTATGGGAAGATTCTCACTGGGCTTGCCGTCTATCCTGATTATCTTCCAGAGCATATTCTGGTATACGATGTAGTCCGCCTTGTCAAGGAGGCTGAACGGAACGTTGCCAGAGATGATGGCCTGGTAGTCACCCAACTGGATGTAACCGTTCGTCTGCTCCACCAGCCCGAGGCTGATGCAGTTCACTTCAGGGTTCGGAGTTATGAGAACATCCTTGTTCTTGGTCGTACCTGCCACGCCGAGGTTGTCATCAGACTTCGTCTCAATGATGTTCCGGACGTACATCCGCTCGATGTTCAGGCCGATGTCCTGCATGGTCTGCATCGCGATGTCCTCAGCATCCCTTATCGTCTTTAGAAGTGGAGGAGTTTCTACCATTTATCCCACGCTCAATCCCGGTATACCGCCAGTGTTTCCGATGCTTCCCTGACCGGCAAGGTTCCTAATACGTATTGGGAATATCACTCTCAGCAGAGTACCGAGCCTCGCGCGAGCCTTGTCGTAGCTCAGAGTTATCTTGTCGGTCTTCACGAACACGGTCTGGTACTGTATCGCCTGATACTGCGCGACGATGTCGTTGACCCTCTCCTCCTCGTCTGCGTCGAGAGTGGCTATCCTGTCGTCGACTGCCTTGATGGCTGTTACCTCGTACTGATACGGGAACTCCGGCCAACCTCCCCTGTTGTCCACCCAGAGTCTCGTCTGGAGATTAGAGTCGAAGTCCTGGGGTTGCACGACCGGCAACCCCAGTATCTCGAAGACCGCCAGCCTTGTAGCTGCGTCCAGCGCCATATCCTTAGACCACCAGTTTGATTACATCGGCGGCATCTATGGCCCCCGATGATCCTGCACCAGTCGTCACACCACTGTGTGTGTGGTTGTTAAATGCGGCGACGAGCGCCTCTATCACGGCAGACGGCTCATCATTAATAGTTATTCTTGCCATCCATTACACCTCCTCAGGCTATGCTTTCTTTTTGAGGATTATCTTCTTTCTCGAAGCTGGGGCCTCGACAGCAGGGGAAGCTATTTTCTTCCTTTCCCCTACTGTCATCTGGCCGAGCTGAGTATATCCCTTTAAGCCCTTAACTGCATCGAACGTCTCCGAGGGCACCGTAGCAACACCCTCCGCATCGAACTCTGCCTCGAAACTTCCTATCACGTGCTTACCTCTTATCTTCTCGTGCTGAATTTCCGGCATCTCTCTTCCTCTCTTTCCCTTTTCCCTTATGTTTCTACTTAGTCACCCGTTGTGGAAGGATCCACTATTGGGAGCGCGTTGATTATCCTGACCCACCTCTTCGGCATATAGACCTGGAGAGTACCGTACAGGAGGATCATCCACCTGATGCTGGGCTCGGTTACAGCAAGGTCCATCTTCATCAGAGGAGCAAGTTGCTTGAACGTGAGAACCTGCGGAGAGAACTCCCCGATGAACGCGATGCTCGTCCCGCCCATGATCTGTCCGGTGTAGTGATAAGACGTAGTGCCGTTGTTGCCGTTCTGCCCAGAGGTACAGGTCACCATACCTACGAGATACGCAACACTTCCGTCAACTGCCGTCGCGTAGATGTTGAACCACTCGGGAGCAGTTACGACGCTGGCAGCATTGGTGATCGTGAGCGGTATGTACTTTGCGATGTCGCTCACTGTTACCGTAGTGCTTCCACCAAGTGCACAGGCGGCAGACTCACCGAATCTGTTGCATGCCGACACCCTGAACTGGAATGTGCCGTACTGCGCTGCTCTCCATACTCCGGTCGCGCCGGTCATAGAGGCTGCTGTCACGCTTGCGGGAGTCGTAGGCGCCAATGTGCTGCTTGCTGTCTCAGGAGCCTTCACCATGGGTGAGCGACCCTGGTTGAGAAACACGGAGGGCTTCAGGTTGATCTGACCGTGCTGAGTGTTGACCTGGTTTATTACCTGACCAGCCGTGATACCACCAGCCCCACCGGGGGACGGGTAGATCGCCCTTCCCTTGGGAAGCATGCTCTTTGTGAACGCCGTTGCTGTCCTATTGGAAAGGAAGCAGGTGTCAGGCATTCCGTAATTATCCGCCACTATCGTGGCCGCGTCCTCGAACGTTCCCTCTGAAATCGCCGCTCCAGCGCAGTCGATGATGTTGCTGGAGTCGATGAGTCTGTTGAGACCGTTGAACTCCAGACCTTCACCGCTTCCGTATACCCTTGTCGAATCACCCCAGAAGAGGGCATTCTCAACATCCCGGATTATCTTCAGCGTGCCGTTCTCGTTCTCACGAGCGACTATGTCACCCGGCACCATCCTGACCAACGTAGCGGGATGCGTCACCTTCCTGAGTGTGCCCATGTACTTCACGTACGATGCACGTCTGGTGTATGTGCTGTCGTCTTCCTGAGGAGCAACACCCTGGGGAACGAACGACCCGCCGTTGGATCCATATGCGTTTAATTCGTCGTACTCTTCAACTGTCGACCATGCAGGGAGCTTGTTTATGGCTGCCCACAGAACAGCGTGCTTCTCCTGGAACGTGAGCACCTTCAGTGTACCCTCAAGGGACTGAACCCTCAGGGCAGCACCGTCAGTGGTTCCTGCTACTGCGGTTACATAGTCGCCGGTGTCGAGGGCCTTCGCAAGCTCGTTGATGGCCTCTGCGTCTCCGCCCATTCCCGCGCCTTCTGCCTCTATGACAGACGGATATCTGTGATGTGTCTGTGTGTCAATAGTTCCCATTTACGCATTAACCTCCTTTGTGAATATTTTCGCTGCCACGTCCCTGTTCCTGATCTTCCCGGTAGACTCGAAGTAAGACATGTCAAGCGTAACAGCCTCACCCTTCTGGATCAAGTCAGAGAGCTTGTTGATTATCTGTGACTTCGTGAGTCCCACCGTCTCGTCTGCTCCAGAGAATCTCTCGACGCCTTTGCTGAGAATAGTCTTCCTACCAGTGGCAGGAGCGGACTCGAACTTCTCTACCTTTGCGGACAAGTCCTTGATGGTCTCGATCATTGACTTCTGGATCTCAAGCGTATCCATGAGGGCTTTCGCTATCGCGTCGTTGCCCTTGGATACGGACTTCGTCAATCCGTTGATAGACTTCCCTACCTCTTCGACCAGATCGTTGAGGAATGCAGAAACCTCGACGCCCTTGCGGATCTCGTCAGAAGCACCAACCGCCTTGTCGGTGAAGTCCTCTGATTCATCCTCCTCGTCTCCCTTTTTCTTCTTACTGTCCTTCTCATCCTTGCCGTCTTCCCCGTCATCACCCTTTGCCTTCTTGATCGTCTTCAGATCGGTTATGCTCTTGGCGATGTCAGCGACGGTCTCCATGCCCTTGTCGAATACATCCGTGGTGACAAGTTCATCTTTCTTCTCGTCTGTCTTTGTTTCCTTTTCAGCCATTTAGTGACCTCCTTTGTTTATTTTGACTAATCTATGTTATACGGGAAAAAGAATCTTCACCGCTGTTTCTGCTGCAGCTTTCGAGAATTTATGAACAGAGATGGCTCGCTCTATCATCTGCCCTCTCGTCATGCCCTTCGCCTTGTCCTTGCACTTCCCGTTGCACTTGCACCCGCCCTCAAGACTCTGCCTCGTAAGCGCCTCCCCACCGGTGCTGCCTTCGACTGCCGTACCACTCGGAGCGGACACTGCCTTGTGGAGACAGTCCTCCTCACAATACATGCACACGTCAGACTCCGGGTGATGACACATTCCCTTCGTGAGAACAGCGTAAGTAGCGGTGTTGATAGGCTGCATTGTGGCAGCGACTGCGTGGATCTTGCTCTTCACAACCCTCTTGTTCTCCCTGCTGATGGCCTTGCCCTCCAGAGACAAACACATCTGCCTCTTCGACAGGCTGTCCGTCTCAAGAGACTTCATCAACTGCTGAAGTTCCTGTGCGGCCTTCAGGGACTTGTAGAAAATGCCCTTGAGATAAAGCTCGGCGGGCTGCTTGTCGAGAATCTTCATCGCCTTTGTGACCTCGCCTACTATCGCTCCGGGCTGCTTGCCGTGGTTCCAGTTGATGACTCCGAACTCTTCGAGGTAGCTGATGTCCATGCCCTTCACGACAAGCGTCTCCTCCTCAAGGTCGGGGATCTCTACAGAGCCCACTCCCTCCCATGACCAGCGGTCGTCGTCGTCCTCCTGTACTGACTTGATAAGGCTGATCCCGATGGGGATCTCGAAACTCGTCTCGGTGAGATTGTTTGGCAAAACCTTTCTCCTTTCCCGCACACCTAATTAAACACAAAAAATAGGGAGACGAAAATTCTATCCTTTTACGGATGATTTCGTCTCCCTTGGTGGCGGAGCTTATCCTAATATTCTGTCTACAAATTCAAGTCTTGGAGAAGACGTAGCTTCTCCATATAGATGTATTTTATTATGAACTGCTCAAATTAATAAAATCCCATATTGATCTGTAAAATATAACTTTGTACGGTTATGACCAGATTTGACTTATTTTAGTTGTATTATGTAGTTTTACAGGCATATTTACTTCATGATTAATTCGCATCTCTAAACACCTGCCCAGCCTTTGATAGTGTTTGATCTATCTTTATCAACCCAAAACCTTCGAATGCTCCGGGTACATCCTCTGCCCAAAACCAGATAAACATATCAATCCGGGTAGAATCTTTTTTGAGTAGATTAAATACCTGAGATAAATAAAGAGCCTGCAAATCTTCAGTTATATTCTTATTCCCACGCTGATACCCGAACTCAGTTATCCATAATCGGGTATTTTTCATCTTAATGGAATCAAGGGTATTTCTAACTCCGTATACATCCTGAAAGACATTCCCACCCAAATAAGGTTTATGCATCGGAGCTTCATTTGCATTGGCATAGGGATGACATGAGACTATATCCGGCTTCAAACCGCATTTCATCAGACTTGTCTTAAGAAAAGACTTGCCCGTTATCTGTTTGGAACTTCCTCCCCATGCCTTAGAGGGTATAGTGATAGATGAATAGGCTATCTGAGCATCAGGATTAATATTCTTGATCGTGTTATAGACCATTTGCGCCCATCTTCCATATTGCTGAGGATTGGGACTCGGAGCCCAAAAAGCATCCACATTAGGTTCATTCCAGAGTTCATAATACTTTACAATACCCTTATATCGGGTAGCCAGTTCAGTTACGAAGTCCCTATATTGACAAAGCCATACCTGAAACTTGGATTCGTCAGTCGGTACATAGTCGGGGAAGTCGTCATCGTTACACCATCGGGGAGATGTGAATATTGTCATAAGCGGTTCAATACCGGCACTCAATAGCTTTGATACAAACAAATCAGGATAAGACCAATCACGATTACCCTGTTCATGTTCGATTTTGTACCATAAAAATGAATTTCGGGAAACCTGTACATTCATAGACTTCAGAAGGGCAATCTTTCTATCGAGTTCTACCGGAGAACAGTCGAGATATTCCAAAGCACTATGTATGCCTTTAATCATTTATTATCTCCATACTATAGATTGATTAATCGGGCAAACTGCATGTTTTTCAGGAATACATATACCGCAATTATCAATGCAATATCTCAATGTGTATGCCCGACAAAAAGCTGCTTTACCTCCACTTATCCCATCACAAGTCCAAAACCATCCGTTCTTTGTTCCCATCATTGCGGTCATACCGCCGACTGAACAAGGTACCGAAGGTGCCATCTTTAAAACATTGTCAGCAACGAGACCGCAAACTGCATCCTTTGGGGTAGGGGTAACAGCATATGCAAAGGATGCAAGACAGAACAAGCAAATAAACGGTAATAGTTTTTTCATTTCTTTTCCTCCTTTTCTTATTTCTTGTTGCCCAATACATAGAGATTCTCCTCATACTCGGGAAGCTCGCTCTCGACGGGACTCAGGGGCAGCTGCACCTCGGACTTGCACCTCTCGCAGACAGCGTATACTTTCCCGCCCTTGACGATGATGATGGAGTTGCGTACCTTGGACTTGCCAAGAGGATATGCCTTCATGATCTCATTACCGCAGGAACACTTGATCAACTCTTCTTTTTCTCCTTCTTAATGATTTTCTTCTTTATCTTTACGTCTTTCCTTGGCCTTCCACGCTCCTCCATGTTACAGTCTGCAACCCTGCCGACAAGATTCGGAGTACCGATACTCGACAGAATGAGGATACCAGAATGAAGCATTATCAGACTCCTCGTCTTCCTGCCCCTGGTAACGTCAAGCACCTTGCCCTGCTGACCGGCAATCTCGATGAGCTTCTTGATCGGAGTCGAGTCAACCTTGACTACAGCGGCGGCATCCTTCCTCGAAACGTAGTTGTTATGGCCCACGTGCATGAAAGTCTCGTTCTTCATTCTCTCTTCCCTCCTCTGCCTGGATTTATTTTCCGACTATCTTTTTCACGTCCTCCTTATTTACAGACTTCAAAAACATCACCACACGATACGGATACCCGACGGAAGTCTTCATAATCACATTCGTTATCTCATCGAAATCAGCAAACCCCTTACGCAGGGACTTTAACAAGTCGATACCCAGTTCGCTCGATACCCTCTTGATGGACTTCGCCAGAGCCTTCCCGAACGGATTGACCGAGCCCTCTTCTGCGATCTCCTCCTGTATGTCCTCGCAGGCCTGGTCAACAGACGCCCTGACCATCTTCTTCGTCAGCTTGCCCTTGCGGCAGATGTCCAGCATCTGGCTATCCCATCTCCAACTAAGCACGATGTCCTTGTATATCTTGTCAGCTATCTCCTGAAGTTCATCGTCATCTGGATTTATCCCTTCCATATTTTCATCCGTACTGCCATCGCTACTCGCATTGGTTATGGCTTCCACTGTTGGACTTCCAAAGGTGTTGGAGTCAGATACCATCTCGCACTTCTCCCCCTGGTCCAGGCTGCCCTTGAACGGACCGTAGCACAGTGCCCTCCTCGACTGGTCCTCAAGGTACATCTCAAGGTAGGTCGTTGCGTCAGCTGGCGTGAACAATATCTTCACGTCGCTCGGATATCCTTTCTTGATCTCCTTGCTACCTTCCCTCTCCTTCACCAACGTGTCCAATGTCGTGATCCTGAATCTCTCGTTGTTACTCATTTTCCGTACCTCCTGTATTCATGTTATCTGGATTTTCTTCCTCTTCAAAGAACTGATCTGTTCCCCCTCCACCGTATCCACCGCCTTGATTCATCATGTTCTCCTGTGCCTTCGCAGCAAGAGCAGTCTTCTGCTGCATCAGCAAAAACTGTATATACTGGGGATTCAACAAGATACTTCCCGGCTTGTCCTCCTCAAACTTGTATGCCTCAAGGCCCATCTCCTCCCTGACCTCGTCAAGAGGCTTGTATGCAAGCTCCTTTACCCTGTTGGCTATCATCTCCTCCTCGGTCTTGTTGTCTATACCTGAGAAAGTGAAGTACCAGTCNGGGTCGAGCTCCTCCATTATCTCNTGGTTCATCATCATCGCGAGCGACCCGAGCAGCGGCCTGAGTCCCTTGTCCTTGGAAGCCTTCAGCCTCGACTCATTAGAAGTCTCAAACATCGGCGCTTGCCCATCCATACCCCCCTTGAAGTTGAACCCTATCTCAGACGGATCCATTTGGAACTTCCCGCAGGACACGGTGATCAGGTACTCCATCCACTTCGCGTACTCGGCGTCCTTGTTCGAAGGCTTCATGCTAACGAACTCGGCACCCTCCTCTGCGTGGAGCACGGGAGTGCTGCCGGCGTTGCCCATGCCCGTGGTCATCATCTTCCACTGGTTCCTGAACCCGCCTATCTCGTCCTCACTGACACTGCCCTTTATGACGAGCAGTCCACCGGCGGTAGTTCCCTTCTTGAAGAGGTTGTTGTTGTACGTCTCGGCATTCAAGTGTGCAGTCACTGTCCTGATCAGGTCCTCAAGCTCGCTGTACCCATAACCCTTGGCATCAATATCAGTCCTCGGGTTCCTGACAAAGAACACCAATTCATCATGTTTGTACTCAACTCTCGGTATAGCATCTATGACCTGCACGAACGCGGCCTCCGGATCAACAGTCCCATCCTGCTTCTTGGAAGCCAGCCTGATGGTGGACGCATCCACGGCCCACATCTCCAGAAGCTCCTTCGACCTCGACCTCACCCTCTCAAAGCACAACTGGTCGTAGCTTAGGGAGTCCCGGACTATCTTCCGCAGGAAGACATCGAATATGTCCCTCTTCTCCCCGGTCTTCTCATTGAATCTCGGGGTCTTCCCACAGTTGGATATGAAGGTCGCCAGCTCCTTAGCCCTCGCGTTGTCCGCCTTGGAGAAGTCGTTCTGGTGCTTCTCCTTATGCAGAACCTCGAACCCAAGAGCATTACCCCCTCCCAACTTCGCGAGATGCACGGGCTGGGAGAACGACGCCACCTGATTCACCCTCGTCGAGATGATGAGAGCGATGACTGAGTTCTTCGACATCCTCTTCAACAATTTGAAGCTGAGTCCACCTTCTCGCTGCGGCTCGGAATATCCAAAAGAATTATTCCAAAGCGTACTCATCGGATCAGTGAACATCGATAGCGGTACACCGCCCGAAGCTCCTCCTGTTTTCATCATTCTGTTTTTATCAATAGGAACAGTCCACATACTTACTTTACCTCCTTTATCTCTTTGCTGATTTCATATTCATGTTTCGTTGTAGCTCCAGCATGCTTCCCTTCAGCTTCTCTGCCGCAGTTCTCAACTCCATCAGCTTAAACAGAGACGCGTTCTTGTACTCAATCACGTCCCCGCTCCAGCTCTCTATCGTCACATCCACACCATGCTCAGGAAAGTCCTCGCTGCATATCGTAATAGAGTCTGACATACACAAGAACCTCTCAAGATCGTATACGGTCATCGAATCAGGAAATAAACCCCTCGAATTGATAAATCCCTTGCTCAATGCGCTCAAAGTGCATCCTTTCCTGTACAAGTGCCCCGATAAGCTTACCACGTTCGCTTTCATATGCCGTTTTGAGCTCGCAGGACGCTGTTTAAGGCTGTTTCAAGGCTTAGACAAGGAATACTTAGGCTAAAGACGTACGAAGCCCTAAAACAGCGTTTAAATTCGTCCCTACTTTTCATCGGCCTTTCCCTTGCTGACCTTCGCGAACTCCTCCTCCAGCATCTTCAGGTAGTTGTTCAGGCCGGCGTTTATCTTCTTGAACGCATCCAGCATCTTTCCAGCCAGCATCTGGGCCTCATCATTTCCTTTTTTTATTATCTTCTTCATATTTCTTACCCCCTCTTGAATGCGTCTGTCCAGGACATCATGTACAGTAAGGCTATCGCCTTGCCCATCCTCTTGGCCTTGTCGAACAAGGTGTCTTTTTTCTCCTCCACGATCACGTAAGCTTTCTTGATTATCTTTTTAGTCATTATTGCTTTATTATCTTTACCTACATTAAAACCCATCTTCTTCCAATAATTAACGGCATCAGGTTCTGCATGAGCCACAAAAATTCTCATATTGGGGTTTTTTGATGTCATATGTTCCATAAATTGTTGTCCTATCCCTTGACCTCTTGATTCTGGATTTACATATGCTTCATGTATATGAATCTCTTTTTTTGAATGATCTCTACTAATTACAAATCTCCCAACATTTTCCCCTTTCTCATTTTTAACAAAATATTCAGACTGATCTTTAGCATAAGGAGGAGCACCTTCATAATTAAAAGCATGTCTACCGCTACCGGGGCCACCTTTTTCCAAATCAACCACAATAGCTTTCTTGCTCTTTTTCCTCCTGTTCAGCTCCTGCCGGATCGCACCTATCCTCTTGCCCACGGTCTCGTCTCCCCTGACGAGGGAAGCAGGAAGGTCGTGCATCAAGGTGTCGTGCATCTGGTG